GCGTTCGCAACAACAACCACAAAGAAAAATAAAATAGTGATAATTATAGCAATGAGCCATTCACTAATTTCTTTCATTACATTACTCCTTGAACTTGAGGTATCTGTCCCTGTTGGAGCTGCTCAGGAGACAACTGTTCCATAATTGGTCTGGAACCTTCAGCATTACCCTGGTTATCAACATGACCACTTGATTTGGCTTTGAGCAATTCAAGATTTTCCACGTAAGCTTGCTGACGCTGAGCCTCAGCTTGCTGAGCTTTCTGCTCTTCCTGAATCTGGAAGGGACTCTTGATTAATTCAATATCGCTCAAATCGTAAGTTTTTAAGATCTCTCTTAAAGCCACATCCCTGTGGATATACTGAAGATCAACAGGATTATTGGTTATGTTCAAGAAACCAAGCAACTGTTCGGACCTGACTTCCTTGGCAATAAGACTTGAGCTGCCTTTCGCTATAACTGAATAATCTCCCTTGATATCAGGCTTTTTATTAAACTCCATGTTCCAGAAATACAGACTCTTAATAAACGGCTTTGTGATTCCATCATCAAAACTCTTAACCAAATCCTTAAGAGTAATGTTCACTGCGCCCATTAACATGGAAAGGCCAGTTGCTGTCTGCCCAGCTCCACGAACATTATTATTATCTCCATGCATGTACCTTGGGATAACAGTAATTTCGTCTGCCAAGCTCATGAAGAAATTGGCTAATTCTAAAAACTCATTGGTGTACGACGGCATCGATGTTACGTGGATTGCCTTGGCTGTAGCTTCGGATCCTGTACCGGTTCGTTGGTACACCCTGAACGGGTATAAATCAGTCGGGTCATCGGCAGCATCCAATAAATCGACGTTCGCCTCAATAATAGGCCCAGCTGCTATAGCTGCGTTATCCAACATCGCACGAATGGATGCGTTAAAAAGAGTCTGCGAATCCCGCATTGCTACGGGGATACCTTCACCAAATATTGAAGTTTCATCTTTGTCGAAATAATAGAAAAAGTACGGGAAGTTTACACCTTCAATTGGTGAAATAACCGCCTTAATAACCACACTGCCAAGCAACCAAATATTACAGGCAACTTCAAGGCCCATCTTGTCTTCGGGGATGTCTATGTCCACATCCTTCAAATCGTCAGTGTTAACAAATCCCCAAAATTCAATAACCTCGTATTTGCCATCCCTGCCAGGGATCTTGGCAAAATCAACCGTTGAGTTGGACCCCATATTCTTCAGGCTATTCTCAAAGTTCTTATAATCAGCATCTCCATCAGGGTATGCTTTCAAGTAAGCCTTTATAGCCTTGCCGTTAAAGTCCTTGCGCTTGGAAAGAGCGTAAACCTTATGGCGGGGCATGACATTCCTTTGAAAGATCCTGCGCAGATTGTCAGGTTCAGTCGCAGTCATGTCCGGATAAATATCCCAAATAGGAACAAACTCGCAGTAAGGAGAGAGAGATTTGAGTTCTATTGTCTGCCACCATTCCGGACCTTTAACCCATCTCTTGACTATTTTCTCCTTAATAAGCGGTCCCTTGAGAACACCAGTTCCGTATAAGTTTCCGCTCTGTATAACCTTTCTGATGATGTCACGGTATTTTATTTCAGCGAGTTGATCGTCCATTTCCCGTTCCATTTTTTCACAACGGGATTTCGCCTCATCAAAAAGAATCTTTTTTAATTGATCATCAGAAGGAACCTGACCCATGATCTGCGTAATCTCAGCAATCATCTGCTCATGCGCTTCAGGAGCAAGGTCGGGTACTGGGGTTGGGTTTATTCCCCAGTTCTTTCCCTCGTTAGCTGGGAATAAAATATCAAGCTGCCGAGCACTTACTGTCTTAACCTTTGTCCGAGTTATCGACATATAAGCTTTCGATCTTTTCGGGTGCATCCGAGCGAGTTCTTCAGGGCTATACTGCGCTTTGTATTGCCTTAGATCATTGAGCCATCTGTCCTCTATGTCAGAACGATCTCTCTCAGCTGATTCAAAATCATCACGTAATTTGGTGCCAAGAGGTGTTACATAATCATCATATAAATATGTAACGTCAGGCTTTTTCTCAGCCTCTTGATCATCAGTCCTGTCCTCTCTGATGGCTTTAAAAAAATTCCGACTGTATTCCTGATCATCAAGCTCATTCTGCTCTTTTTTGTCTAAAATTGGATCCCTTACCATTTTAAATTCCTGTAATGTACATTACATTAATATCCTGCCACCGTTTGAGCGGGAGTTGTATATTGTCCTGGCTTAGCGAAATTTTTTCGTTTAACCTTCAGTGATTTATAATGCAGAGCAGCATACTGAAGAGCGTCTGCATTATGAGAAAACAAATTTTTCTCTGGCTTATCCTTGACCTTACCATCGGATCGACCTTTTAACGCAGCATACCTGTACTTACTAATCAGACCTCTTCGCAGGTAAACACACTTGGTATCAAGTAAAAATCCGTTCTGCTTTGTTAAAAAATAAACTACCGCCTCGCGTCTTGCTATGAACTCATTTGTTTTAGCAGTCTCAGCTGGCAACCCTTCTTCTTTAAATATGTCAAGAGCCGATCTTTTATCTGATTGAGATCTGGCAGTAGCCGCTGGATCTAACACAAGCCTGAAAGAATATTGAAAATATTTTGTGTAAATATGAGGTTTCAAAACATTTTGAACAAATTCTGTAACACTCATATCCTCAGCTAAGAGTTCATCGAAAACAATAAACTGACCTGTTGGCAGTAACTGAGTAAAGACTGCTGCATTGCCATGAATACCAACATCAACACCTATTGTGATCGTTATCTCCTTGTGCGGGATGATTTCTTTTTTCGCACAATGAAGATCATCGTTATACATTGGGTAGACAGGTTTTCCGGATCTCAATTCACCGTACTCTCCGCAGAGATAGGTTTTTATATAATCCTCGTCCTTACCAATTGCCTGTTTCACGTAATAATCTTCTGGGAGAAACATAATATTGTCCGCATAAGGGTTGGGTGTCCACTTACCCCCTCCGCGACTATCGGGAGTCCATATAAGGCCAGGAGGTTGGTGAAATAATCTGTACCCTTCTGGTTTTTTCTCCTCAAATAATTTGAAAAACCAATGATCTACAGGACAAGGGTTGGTAGTAGCCCATATGCCGTACCAGGATGGACCCCCATCTTTTATGGCAGGGAACCGCCCAACACGCCCAGATAAAACTTCCAGCACTCTCTCAGGAATATACACAACCTCATCTATAAACCCGTAAGTCAATTCAAGAGACATGAGTTTTTGTACTGCGGACTCGTCATCTAATGGTAAAAAATAAATAAGCTGATGCAGCCCAGTTCCGTCTCCTATATTAGGAATTTCAAGAGTTGCTGTAATGGGAGATGTATAAACTACTTTTGAAATCTGCCCAAACCAATCTCTGTAGGTTTGAATAGTTGTTGACTTCAATTCAGGGAATGTGTTTCTTATGACGGCAGCTCTCGTTCTCCTTATGTTGTCTGGTCCTGGTTTTTGTACTAAACCTCTTAAAAGCAATTCCATAAGCCCCATAACAGACTTACCGGAACCGAATGGGCCTATTACAGCACGGGCAAAGTCATCACATGCGTGGAACTTACTCGCTGTACGCCCTATCTTATAGTTGATTTCAGTCATAAAATACCGCCGGTCTCTTTACTGGAAAGTAATCGTCTTGCTGCCAGCACCCGTGGTCACTTCGCTTGTTCCGGTACCAAAAATGACCGTCCTTGGTGCCAGAGGGCTACTTGGACTCGTTTGCGTTGAATTGTTAAAAACCGGGAAAAGAGAAAAGCTGCCCAGATCGGCCCCGTCGTCATCAGCCTCAAGCCCATCTCCTGGTTGCGTGTGCGCGACTGTGATTCCGGAATCGCCGCTGTAAATTTTTGAGCAAGTCAAAACAATTGTGATTGTGCCGTCACCGGACGAATACCCCGTCATGTCCTGCGCCAAGTCGGTCCCAGAGAGCGCAAAATCGGAATAGGCAAAGCTGCCACCACGGGTCATAGCCTCACTGAAAACAAGTGAAACAGATTCTCCTGAGGATGGGATTGTAGCGCTGACGATCTCTGGTCCTACCGCTCCGACAATCTGCACCGCATCGGCGATCACGTAGCCATCGGCATTGTCGGTCAGTTTTATGGTTAGCGTACCAGCCTGGACCGTACCAGACCACAACAAGTTCATTTGACCACCGTTGATACGCTGATCCTTGTCAACGGTTGCTAAGTCACCCGTTCCGTCCGTTATAGTGTATGGGGCATCCGAGGCACGGTTGCTGTAAGCTGCCCACTGAGCGTAGACCGAATACTGACCACCGGCAAGTCCAGTAAAAGTCCAGGTCGCATAGTTAGTTCCACTGCCAGAGGCGATATAGCGGTAATTACTGCCATAGAATCCAGGGATGGTAACCGACGTTCCCCAGGATCCTACAGGAGTGGCAAAACCCGCATCGGTGTTGTCAACCGTTACAGGAGTTGACGGTGGCTCCCCGCCGCCGCCTTGTTCATCCCCAAGAACATATGGGCCAACTTCCCAGTCTCCGTTTGCGTCCTGATCGACAATAGCAACATATGGCGTATTATATTCGGAACCCCAGTCGGTAGTCGTTCCCATAGCCGTTGATATGTCAAACGCCAAGCCGGTTATGGTTGCACCGTTATTGACCTGCGATCCGGTCAGCGCAGGTTCGTACCCTTCATCATAGGTCGGGGTGATCTCCTGCCAGTCCTCTTGCAGGTCAGCATCACCTATAGAGGTCGGGGAGGTGTAAGGGTATGCTGTGTCGAGGTTGGAGTAAATATTATTTGATGCGTTAACAGTGATAGAAGCTGGATTGGTTAATTTTATCGCATAGTCACCGTATGAAAAAATGTTATTTTTTGCGTTGATGGTTGCTGTGTTACCGGAAAAGTTCTGGTCTGCCCAGATACAGTGTGCTTTTTGATCACCGTCTTCTGACCGCAACTTGAAAACATTATTGTAAATGTGGAATGTAAACGCATAACCAGGATGGAACATTTTTATCCAAACTGCTGCGTTTGGCATTTTTTCAAAAATGTTATTATAAACATAGTTTACGACAGGATTACTTCCGGACTCATTCCATCTGCTATGACCGTCTTCCGACCCTATCACCACACCGTGATTATTGTGCGAGTTGGTTGCTTTCTGCTTAAAATAATTCCGGTGGATGTTGGCGTTATTCATGAAAGTAGCTTCTATATATGTATAGAACCTGGCATTATTACTGGTCGCGGTGCTGGTATCGACGAAATTATCAACCCACTCGTTATCCCACCCCACTGTGGTGGAATATGTGCCGTTCCACAATTTGTTGTTTGAGAAAAGAACGTCCTCAAGGCACCATATCTCTACAGCCCAAAAAGCGCTGGTTTTCCCGTAATCCATGCAGGGATGAAGACCTGACTCATGGTTTTTGAAAACATTATTTTTTATACTGGCGGTTTTTATAAAAGCCGGTGTGACGCTCCATGTCTTTATACGCGAGTGAGAACCGTCAACTACGTTATTCTCGAAAATGAGATTTTTCAGATGAAATGTTTCTATCGCGGAACCGGTTCGGGCTGTACAGTTAGTCACATCCGTAGCCTGTGACTCACCGCAGTAGGTCATTACGTTGTTCGTGAAGGTGAAGTTATCAACACCATCGTCGGTCCATTTTGACTCGTACTGCATCATCATTGGATCGATATAAGTAGGCCAGTAATCCTCGCTCTGTGCGTTGTTGTTCGCGTCTAATCCGGTGCTCTCAACAATCAGCCCCTTGCTTTCGTAATGACCCTTGAAATTTGTTATGATACAATGGTCGATGGTGACTTCATCCCTGTTTACAACCCGAATCCCTGTCTGTGCCTGATATCCTCCATTTGTACCGTCCAAGGTGAGATAAGAAACCGTCTGATTGCCGGTTGTGTTCTCCGCACCCTCACCACTCGCGATGAGGATCAACGGATTGGTATACCCCATGCTTGCTGATGGCTTGACTGTCACCGATGGAGTTGGCGTAGTCTGCGTATCGGCAGTCAAACTAACGCCTGGATTGAGCGAAATCTGAGCACTCTCAAACGTGACACTGGACCCTTTAAGCTTAACCGAGCATGGACTGCCAGCAGAGCAGTTACTGTTGGCAAGACTCAACGCATATGACAATGTGCAGGGCGTACCTGTCGGGCATTCACCTGACGTAGCCCCACCAGTATGTACAGCATAATAGTCAGCTGCAAATGCGGCGGGAGCAAGGAATAATAGAAGTATGAATATTAGTTTGGTGAACCACTTCCCCATGTCGTAAATGTCCTCATATCCTTCAGTGAACGAGCGTAGTCATTGGTTATTATTACTAAATCAATCCACTTATCAGACGCTATCCCGGCGGCATCGCCGATTATAATCGTATCGTCCGAGGCGAAATCTATTGATCCAAGCTCTTCGGAATCAACATCTGAATCAAGCAATGTCCCGCTTGTGTTGTAAACATAAATGCCGTGGATGTCGGATCCAAAGTCCCACATATACACTACGAAATACCAAGTGCTTCCGTCTTGAGTCATGTTCAAAGTGGAAGTGGCGACATTTCTGTTGGTGCTGTCAGAATAGATATTACCCTGGATTTCATTAACATCACCAGAGAGAAACCTTATCCTGATCCATTCATCACCGTCGTAGTATTTGAAGATTTCGGAATCTGCCGTTGGGGTCGACTGCACGTTCAGCCAAAATCCGACCCCTCCGGTGGCTGAAATAATCGGCGTAGCCCCGTTGGTAAAAGTAATACGGTCATAGGCTGTTGGGACATCAAGGCCCAATGTACCACTGTACTTAGCGGATGCATCTGCAACGAGAGAAGATGAGATAGTGCCGACATCATCGGCCACACTATAATCAGACGTTCCATTGGTGGCTGAGAAGTCTATCTCACCACCAGAGTCATCGGTGTCGCAACGCCAGAAAAAAGTGATGTCCGAATAGGTGTCACTTTCAAAAGAACCTCTCATAATCGCATGAGCAGATGTTGATATAAGTAATAAGAGTATTAAAAGTAGTTTACTCAACATCTTCATTTTTACCATGTCTGAGTTCCTTCAAGCTCCCAGCCAGCGCTGTTAACCGTTCCTGACGGAGCAGCGAAAAGTATACGGATATAATTATTGTCCGGTACGTTGGGATTGTCGATTGTAGAGGTCTGACTCTGCCCGTCAGAGTCGCAAGTAATGGTTTCAATGCTTGTACAGCTGGAAGCTACCGCTGAACAATACTGAAATGTAATGGCTATCGTCCCACCACCTTCAGCCCAACAGTGAACCTCAGTTAACGTGGTGGCAAAAGCAACTTTATCCACCGTCAAATCATCGTCATCGGCAGGATCAGTAATGGAATCGGAATAGTGGTAAGGCATTCCGGTGTAGCTTGTTATGCTCAATACTTTCGGAAACCCAAGATATTGCCACTTGGTATTGGTTGAAGAATAAACAAAGAACAGCGTTTCTCCGTTCAATGCTGTATAATCAACCGAGTTTCCAATAAGACCGGAGGACGTAAAATCAAAAGTGGTGTTGGAGTCTTGAACTAACACAACCAAAATCTGACCGTCTGCAAGCGATCCCCCGCCAGCATCAAAATCAGATATGGTGGTTGACGCTGTATTGGCTGTTCTAAAAACTGTTTTAGCCGAAACATCAGGGGTTGTGTCTTCATCCACAAATGCTGTTACAGCCTGTTTCAGTACGCTGACCGCACCTGAAGTGGTATCTAAAACACTGGTTATACTGCCTTCAAAAACAGTATCAACATAAGCTTTGATTGACTGCTGAGTTGCCAGGGCTGTCGCCGAATCGGAGTTCATGTCATCCTCATCGAGCGCATCAGTCACGTTCGGCACTGACGGAAAATCGATACCCATGCTGTTGAGGTCAAGATCCCCGCCAAGCTGAGGCGTAGTGTCCTCAACTATATTTTGGAGGTGGGGAGCATTCTCAACGGCGGTATCCACGTATTCCGTCGTTGCGATCTTCGTGGAATCGTCCGCAGGAGATTGGGTAGTCGCAGTTGTCCCGTTCGGCAGAGCCGGTGTTCCGGATAAATTGGCAGCTGTCCCAGTTGTGTTCTGGTTAAAAGTGGGCCACGTGGTCCCACCACCAACACCGGACCAATCCCAGTCTCCGGTTGGAGTGTAGTTTCCTGCCTCTGAAAAAGTTCCGAACGCTACCCAGGATGACCCATTTGACTGCACAAGTGCCATTCCGTCTGAGTCGGAGCAGTCCGTACAGGTTGCTATGTAGCCAGTATAACTGGCGGCAGCAGGTAAGCCAGCTTCAGTATAGTTGCCTGGAAGTATGGCACCGGACTTAATATCCTTTGTCCCTTCCTTAAGAGCATCCAAAAGCTGGTTGAACTGAGCCGCAGTAAGACGCCCACCGGTAGACATATCCGGAATGGTGATTAAATCAGCTGCATACAGACTTTGTGCAAGCAGCAATAAAAATAGTAATACAAACTTAGCGATGAGTTTCATAGCGATTGTTTTTCCAATAGAAATTCAATATTAACATGGCAGGGGTCTTTAATTAGCCATTTCGTTGTTTAGCTTTTAATCAATTTAATAACTTGCGCCGGGGGCTTGTCTTCATCGTTCCTGTCGTTCTCTTTGTTCTCATTCTTAGTCGGGTCTTGAGGAACAATATTGAAGGTGACCCGATCAACCGTGCCAGCTTGAATTTCTGTAGCCCGTAGTTTCGGGAAACAGTATCCCATGAAATTGAACAGAATCATCCTTGCTTCTCCGCTGAACTTGTCAAGCCTCTTTTCTTCCTTGGGAGTCAGTTCAATGTTATCCCTAATCTTAAGCAATATCGGCATAAAAATTGACTTGCTCAACCGGTACCGTTCAAGAAGTTCTTCAATAACATCAAAATGATAGTCCTCAAGACGCTTCAACAAGTACCGAGAACGTTCGATACCCCTTATTACTGATTGTGATTTTTTTCGTGGCTTGCTTGGGAGGGAGTTTGCTGCGGTGGCTTTGTTTTTCGACCCTTTCGGTCTTCCTCTTTTTTTCTTACCTTCCGTCTCTTCACTCATTATCCTGGTCCTCGTCACAATCATCGATTCCGACATCCGGATCGAACTCAATCCATTCATCATCGAACATGCAGTTTTCAAAAATTTCAGTTAGGATTGCTTCGGTCTCGTCCTCTTCTTCCTCTTCTCCGTACCCCAGCAACTCTTCAAGGTTTTCCTGTAGGTTCGCGATCTGTTCGGAAATTTCTTTGACCAACTCTTCAATCTCAATAAGCAACTGTTCCTGCTCTTCCATCGTTTAGTCCTCTATTTCGTAATGTACATTACAAACTGTTTTGGGTCGGAGAGAGCCGAGTTAACCTCTGCCACGACCCCATTAAATAATCGTTAGTGTTTTTTCGGAGTGGTCCGGACACGCCCACCTTTTTTAACAATCGCCCGTGCCTGATCGGACGAGATCGGATTCCCGTCAGGATCGTAAAACTTTGTCGGGATGTTCTCAGGTTTCTTGGGTGTATACGGTTTCCGCATAATCTTTTTTCTAATTGTTGTCATTATTCCTCCTGATTTTAAATTGTCTTATTTTAGAGAACGCCGATTCGGGGTTCTCACAAGGGTTATCTGAGGGTGAGTAGGATGTAGCCTTTGTCGCCGGGATCCACTCGACATAAGAGATCTCCGAATGAACCCAACACTTTTGGGAATGATTATACCGGCAAAGACAAGCACCGCAGGTTTTACATTTA